AGTACACGAGCGCAGAGACGAGCGCAGAGTACACGAGCGCAGAGTACACGAGCGCAGAGTACACGAGCGCAGAGACCTCGGCTGAGACTAAAGGTGGTTTTTTTTTGGATGGCTCGCCTCCATCTTGGCCAAGCTTCAAGTATCTAGAAGGTGAGATCCACGGTAATCTCACAAAAACTCGCACGATGGCGATGGACGATAGCGGAATTATCCATTCTTTGGGTTATAAGTCAGATATGTATATTGAGACAGACACTCTCAACAACTCTATAAAAAGAAATACTAAAGGGAGTCATGGGTTTATCGGAAACGTGGAAGCTTCTGATGGGTATACTTATTTTTTACCAGCATATTCTAGTTCTATTGCTAAGTTAAAAAGATCAACTGGAGAAATTACACTAGAAAAGAAATTCACCTCTTGCCCTCAAGTTAGATCTGGAGCAGAGGGTGCGAATGGTATTATTTACATGCCGTCATATACTAAGACTTTAAAAATTTATACTTTAGATACAAAAACAGGGGAGATTGGATCATTTACTCCTCCACAAACAGGATTCTTTGGACATGTATGGGGGGCAGCAGCAGATCCAAATGGGAATATTTACATGCCACCAGCTTTAGGAAATAAAATCCTTAAAATAGATAAGAGTGGTACAACATCATTGCTGGAAGGTAAGCCTGTCACCTCTGGGGTTTCTGGGTTTAGTGTTAAATATGTTGGAGCTACATACGTTAAGAGTGTGAATAAAGTAATTTGTTTACCAAGAACGGGGAAAAAGATTTTAATTATTAATTGTGCTGATGATAGTTATGAGGAGATTGATTTGCCAGTAGAATATTTAAAGGTAGCTAATAAGAATAAAAACTTCCACGGTTATCTTGCTCCTGACGGCTGGCTTTACAGTGCATTTTGGGGAGACACTAAGTGCTTTAGGGTAAATCCACTTACTCAAGAAATCCAATGGAAGGACTATGAGTATGAGTTTATGGATGGTTGGCCAACAGCGAAAGAGGGTTCTGGCATTATGAGTCTTGGTACTGGCTATTCTACTTGTGCTACAGTTAAAGGCAAAGATGTTTTTCTTGGATTAGCGGGAACTTCTAGAGCTGTTAAACTTGAATTTTAAATACCTTATGACAAAGAAAGAAAACGAAGAGATTGTTTCAATCAAAAAAGATATTAGCGATCTTAATGATACAATCCAAATTAGAACCAGAGGTTTAAAAACTATTGCTGTATTTTTCGGCACATTGTTTGTTCTGGATGCAGCAATGCTAATTTATAGCATTTTAACTAAGTAAAACCCATAATTCCAGCTTGACTTGAGGTCGAAACTATGGAGAATATGGTGTAGGACGATGGGCGAGCGAGTGTCAGACAACCCTAGGGAAGCTGACCTCGCCGCTCTCATCCGAACTTTCTGGTGGTTTGTGCATATCACGACATGTGGTTTTATTATTGCAAATACTATCAGGCATTGGTAACTAAATTAAAATTATGAAAAAAATATTATTGTTCGCGTTTGTTTGTTTGCCTCTATGGGGCGTAGCTGCTTGGCATGGTTATAAAGAACCAAAAGTACAAGTTAAAGAGACTGTAAGGGTTGTATCTCCAGAGAAAGTTGATGCTCATGTTTTTCTGACTAAGTGGCAGCTTACTAAAATGCTCAAGACTTTTGAAGAAGATGCTCATCCTGCTGATACTTTAAAGTTTAAAACGGTAGTAAAGAGCGATGGCGATGGATGGAGGATTTCTTCTACCCATTTAGCAAGAGGCGCTGAACCATATCCAATCCCAGAGGGGAAGTACTTTGTTATTGATTCTTCTTATGTGGATCACTCAGGCGACTTTAAATCCTGTGTTGAGTATGCCGATAGCTACAAGAACTTTCACGATTACATTGTAATTAGCGCAGAATGAGCTTTATGTACGATAGTAGGGTTATTGGACCCAAAGGATATCAGGAATTAATGGTTGTTATTTTAAATAAGGAAAAAAATCCTATTGATTCCTGTTGTTATAAAATAGACTCTCCACAAGTTTATGACTTAATGTCTGCTAAAAAAGGAGCGCACGATTTTGGAATAAAAGGTTGGAAGTTGGAACCATCTGATCAGTACCAAGGTTTTGCGAATAAAGTAATTAAATAAAAATAAAATTCTATGCAGTACATAAGAATGAGGGAAAACTCTTTGAGATATTACATGGACCCAATGTGTAAAATCCTTCATAGAGATGGGGGTCCAGCAGTTACTTACAACAATGGTTGTGAAGAATACTGGAATCTAGGGGTCTTACATAATTCTGATGGACCAGCTATAGAAACAAAAAACGGAAAGAAAGTTTATTATCTTTTTGGTAAAAGGTTCAATAATTATACTGACTGGGAAGAGAGTAAAAAAATCTTTAATATATCAGAATCCTCTAATAAGGTGTAAATATCATTCATGAAGATTACAGGCAAGCAAACAGTAGAAGTTGAGATATCTGAAGCTCAAAGGCATTTGATTGCTTTGGATTACATTTCGGAGATATTTGAATGGGATACAGACTACTTTATCGAAGATGGTTGGGTGATCAAAAGAGAGATAGCCCACACCTCACATTCTTTTGAATTAAAGAATAAAGTAAGGGAAGCCAGCAAAAAGGATCAATGCCTTTATGATATATTTAAGGTACTAAGGAAGCAGTCTTTTTAATGCAGGGTGCATTTCTTTAGGGTAAAGCTTCCCATTTTTTACCTCATAATCTTTGAGGTTTGGCTGAAGTGTTTCTTCATGACTCACGGTCACGCACTTTTGCTTACCTCAACAAGAGGAGCAAGATGTAGAGAAAACTGCTGCTGTAATTAGAATTAATGTTTTTTTAATCATGACTTATCTCCTTTAGCTTTTTCTATTTGATCAGATGTTGGCGCTCCTTTGTCACCCTTCTTTCTCATCTTCTCTCCAGAACCTCTTTTGATTCTTTCTTTTTTCTTTCTGATATTCTCCCAAAGACTACTGTCGGATTTTTCTTTTTCTTTTAAGATTTCATCGTGACGCTTCATGAAGGTTTTGTGATCAGGTCCAGCCATGTACAAGGTTTTACCGTCTTTGGTTTTATGGGGGTGTATACCTTTTAAACCCATTTTTTTAGCGTCTTCTAAAGCCTCCTCTTTTGTTTTAAAGTAGTGCTTACCAACATCAGGAGAAGCCTTAGAAAAGAATAAGGTACAGTCTTCTTTATTTATTGGGTCATTAATTACCACAGAAGCTTTGCTCTCAGCTTCTTCAAATTGAGAATAACAAACAGCGGCTCTTTGTTTATTGTCTTTAAATTCTTTTTTGTCGGAAAGATCGACCATGCATCGACTAATAAATTTAGATTTATTTTCTCCGTTTTTAGGCTGTGGTAATGGCATATTTAAAATTACACAAAAAAGCCCAAGTTTAAACAGGATTTTGCCAAATATGCAGAGTGGAATTTAATTAAAAATATTATTATTATCTTTTAAATTAAACGAATAATTAAAATTCATTTTTGTGTCATCATCCAAAGATGCATTTTCGGAAACTGAAATTAAAGAGCAGTTTTGAACTTGGTAGGTCTTTTCCGAAGTCTCACTAGGGTTAAATTTTATAATTAAATTTCCTTTCTCTAATACCAGACTTGATAGATCAACTCCTGTTACCTGATTCTTTAAAATAGAAACAGATATTTCGCCATTTACGTTTGGATCAGGATACCTGTACTTGGGTACTTTTGAACCTATTCTAGTTACTGGAGTCCTATCTAAAGAGACATCTATAGATACAGAGGAAACGCAGTAGCTGGTTGTGTTAATACCTTCATCAAAATTTGTGCTTACTGTTATATTATTTGGATTTAAAAATGCTATATCAGAATCAGAAGTTTGGTTGTTGTACTCAAGATTATTTGTATCATTATAAGATATCGAATCTGCTTGAAAAGATACAGATCCTTCTGGAATCTCTCCAACCTCCAAGTTTAAGGAGTAATTTTGCAAATATGCACCGCTAATTTTATTTTCTCCAGCTAAATCTCTAATTTTAAAGTTTAGGCTACCTGTAGATAAAAAACCACTGTCGGTAAAAGCAAAAAAAGGATCGTTAGTTTTCTGCTCATTTAGAATAAAATCTAATTTTAATTCAGTAGTCTGATTAGAATTTAGAATTCTATTTTGAGTACCAAACTTGCCCAACTCAGATAACTCTGTAAATTGTTTTTGAGAATTAAACGAGCATTCTTGAATTCCGACTAGTCTGCTCTCTGTAGAGTCTGTATAATTAAAGACCTGAGTGTCGCTGGAATTCACTCTTTTAAATGTTGGCATAAAAAAAATTACACATAATGTAAAGAAAAGGCTTGCACCGAATTAAAAATCCTTTAATATAGCGACATGCAAATCAATAAAGCGTTCAGTGAGTGCATTGGTCAAGAGTCTGTAAAGAAGTCTTTAAGCTTGTATATAGATGCTTACAAAACCACAAATCGTTTGCCGTTTTTGAATCTAACTACTCAAAAGGGTGGGGGTAAGACATTCTTTGCTCGAAAGTTTAGAGAAGCTTTGGTCAATAAAAATGGTACTAGACCTCCCATGCTTGAGATCAATGGCAAGACTATTCGTAATGCTAGAGCTTTCTTTGATCAAGTCTATCCTTTGTGGGTAGAGCATAATGCTTTTTTGTTTATTGATGAGGGACATAATCTACCAAAAGATTTGCAGGAGATTTTCTTAACTGCATTGAATGTAGACAAGAATCCAAGAAGGTCTGTGGAACTAGAGGGAATGAGGTACGACTTCGATTTCGAGAAGATTTCTCTATGTATGGCTACAACAGATCAACAGAAACTTTCTGAGCCTCTTAGAGATAGACTGAGAGATATCTCCTTTGAAGAGTATAGCCCTGAGCAACTCTATCAGATCTTCGAAGATAATCTAGAGTGTAAAGTTGACGTAGACCCTGCTGCAAAAAAAGATATTGTTTCTGTTTTTCGTGGCAACCCAAGGGATGCGGTAGTTAAAGCTGAAGATGCTAAAGTCTTTTCTGCTGCTCGTTCTGCTAAGAAAATCACCAAGAAAGTTTGGGCTGATATCTGTGATACGATGGCGATCCATCCCTATGGTCTTTCTAATTCTGAAATGACAGTTGTCAAGGCTTTGGCTCAAAGGGGTTCGATGAGCTTGAATGGGCTTTCATCAGTTACTGGCTTCCAAAGGGCTGCGATTCAGAGAGATTATGAATCCATGCTGGTCAAGAAGAATCTAATGAAGATAGATGGAAAGCGTACTATTACAAAAGAAGGTAAGAGACTGGCTATTAAAATGAATTTTATATAGGCAGACTAACCTTTTATATTTATATTATTGAGAACCCAAGGTATGACTAGATTCTCGACGCATCGAACATACGCTTCTTCATCATTGTTTTCCATGAAGGCTAACCCCGTCATCTCAAAAATCATATGGGTAACCTCGTGAACCAGTGTCCACCAGTGCTGTTCTGGATCTTTAAGACATTTTTTATTTAATTTAATTAGCTTATCGTCCATAAAGCATTCCCCCCAGTCTTCCATCTCCTCGTAAACTACCTTTATTTTATGATCCAGTACGTTTATCGAGGATACTTTTCTCATCTATATTAATTACACTTCTTCATTGACTAAATCAACTCTTGAATTTAAAATATTATTATGACTGTAAAAGAAGAACTTAAAATCGTAAAGGAGACTCAGCAAATCCTTGCTGGCTTAGATTTGGAAAAAAAGAAAGTCTATGATGAGTTGGTAGAAAAGATTCAACCTGAGCCTAGGTTAGAGAGTTCAATGTGGGATTTTGTGTATAATGGAGTTCAATGCTATATCTACGATATTGAGGATTTACTTAAAAATAGAAAAAAATCGCTTGACTCAGAAGGGTGAATCTATATCCTAACTGAGCAATGAACATATTCGTTACAGATAAAGATCCATACAAGGCGGCGCAAAATCTTTGTGATAAGCATGTATCCAAGATGATTGTCGAGACCGCCCAGATGCTGGCTAATTGTTTTACTCTCGACACCTTGGCTGAACCTGATTGCCCTAGAAGTCAAAAAGGCTTCCCTCGAAAGCATTCGTATTCCAAGCACCCGTGTACAATTTGGGCTATGAAAAACAAAAGTAATATGATGTGGTTAATCCGTCATGGTATGGCTATGGCAAGAGAAAAGAAGTTTAGAACAGACAAGGATCATTTTTCTGAAAAGTTTATCCAATGGTGTATGCTTAACATGCATAAATCAAATGTACCTGCTGGTCAGCTTTCAGAATTTGCTGTAGCTATTAGCCAAGATCAAAGGTGCAGGACTCATCCTAGGTTCGATACTCTTTCCGTTGTGGAGAAGTACAGGGAGTATTACAACTACGATAAATCGCGCTTTGCTAAATGGACTAAGAGGCAAGCTCCTAACTGGTACAGTGTAAAATGAAAAACTTTTTTGAAGAACTAACCTTAGCATTGGGGGCTGCTTTTCTAGGGGTGGTAGTAGGTTTCTTTGTGGGTATTGTATGCTGGGTGAAGTTTCCTTTTGTGATATATAGAACTGCTAGGGCTAAAATGGCTATAAAGAGAATACAGGAGGCAGAGGAATACTTAGAGAGGAATGGTCAGGGTACAAGATCTAAGGACATTTGGGCTAGACATATAGAGAGAATGGAACAGAAAAAAAATTATGACAACTGAAGAACTGATAAATCTACATATCACAACCTGTGATAATTGTAGGGATATAATGAAAAAGAAAAACAGTGATTACACTGGCGGCAAAGGAGCCACCGATGTATTTGCTAATTTCAATGCATCCTCTATATTGGATATCGATCCAGTACAAGGATTATTACTTAGAGTAATAGACAAAATTCAAAGGATTCGTAGCTTCACCAACGACAAAGAGTTGGCTGTGCCAGATGAATCTGTTGAAGATGCTTGTGATGATATAGTGAACTATGCTATATTGGCCAAAGGAATGTTAAAAGACCAAAGAGCTAGAGATGCAAAAAACCTTTAAAATCAATAAAAACTCGTTGACAACTTTCCAATATACGATACTATAACCGCATGCAAGACAGTAAAATCGCTCTAGAGATCAACGGTCAGCGTTACGAGACTGAAGGTATTGACATCATTTACGCTGTTAATGACCTCCTGACCGAAGCAGGTATCCTTGAAGAGGGTGACACCCTTGAGCTTCTTGATAGAGATCAAGATTATATTCTCCATAAGTATTAAACCCAATAACAAAGAAAAAAAATGGCTAAACGTGGCAGACCAGCAGGATCAACATCTTTTGTAAATGTTGATATGAGAACACTAAACAGACTATTCAATGAGAATGTTTCTGTTCAAGTAAGTAGAATTTGGCTTAAGAACCTCGGCATCGAAGTCGAAGAGTCAAAGAATACTAAGATTAAAACCCCATCTCATGTAGAGGTTCCAAATTCAGAACCTAAGATTGAGATGAACCTTCAACCTTAATTTGCTTAAATGAATTATATTATAAGGTACGAGGTATATGATAAAAAGAATCGTTGGATGGGAGGTTACTCTACAAAGTTAGATAATATAAAGAACTCCTCCTCTTCCTTCGATATGGCTAAGATAAACGCCTCTCAATCAAATGGGACAGTACGAGCTATATTCAGCGACGGCTCAGAGAGTCAAGTGTACCCCAAGTAAGCTCGTTCATTACAGTGCATAAATAAGCAGTTCAATCCTCTTGTTTATGTATTTTGTTATAAATTATAAAGTAATTTTATTTTGGGGCTAATTCCAATAGTGTTTATTACCAGTAGAATACTCTACAAACCTTATAGGTACAATAAAGTACCCAGATCAAGTAGGTACTCTAAGTCTTCGAAGAAAGTATAATTTAAAAGAATAAAAGATAATTGTTATTACGTTTATTATTATATAGAATAAAGTCATTATAAAGAACAAGTATATAGGGGATATAGATAGTATAGAAAGAAACTAAAAACATTATAAAATAAAGGATTCTAAGCTATTCTAATAGAAATAAAAGGAATGTAGGTATGTGGCCAACGCGCTAAATAAACAAATCAAATCATTCTGTACCAAATCACCTTCCCAAACCCCACCAAACCAACCAAAATAAAACGCCATTTTGCGAGGTTTACGCTTAATAAACACAATTAAACAGCTTTTTGGCAAATAAACACAAATTATTTTAAACTTTTACTGGCCTTAATAAAACTTTTTAAAATAAATGAGTGCCAGCCTAGGGGTAAATAAACACCCCATACCTGCTTTTTTAAAAAAAATAAACAAACCATTATGTACCAATGAAACACAGTGAGCAAGCAAATAAGCATGAGTTCGAAGTAGATCCTGAACAAGCCGAACGACTGCGGCAGATGCTGGGCCTAGGTTCTAACTTCAGGCCAGAGCAATTTAAACAAACAAAAAACAAGCGCAGACTACGCGCAAAGATTGCCAGATTTTTTGGCAAATAAAGGTTGCCCGATTTAATCGCAAATAAGTATATAGTAGATCCCGCCTCCTGAAAAGGAGCGCGGGCTTTTATTTGAGCAGTAGTTCGAAGACCTTCACGATCACCCCGCAGGAGAATAGACATGAAAGCAACAGCATACAAATAAACACAACGTTCTCAAAGAAGGTTCGATGATTCTCATTCTTGTACATATAGTCATTATACCAAAAGTGGCTAAAGGTTAAAGGGAATATTTGCAAATAAACGCCCGTACATTTTGTTTTGTTCTTTTAGATATTGATTGATTTATTAAATCCAAAAACCTCTCTAAGTGACTGATTAGTAGGGAGTTAGGAGGCTCCGCCCGCCCCCGCCCGCTAACACGCTGATATTCAACGAGTTACGGGGGTTTTTTATTTAATGTATTCTTTTACAGAGAGGCAGTTAAACTCCATTGCCCTTTGATCGGTAGGATCTCCAGCCTCTCCAACCTCAACCAAGTCGATAGCCGCAGCCTCCGAAGAGGCTTCAACTTCAAACTGCAAGCGGTTCACTTCCTCCATTATAACCAAGTAGTTTTTAATCTTCATCTGGCAACGGCTCCTTTCCATAGTCGAGGTAATGCATATGTTGCTTGGCGTACTGGTAAACCTTAGTCATTGCTTCCTTAACCTCTTCTCTTTCTTGATAAGCTTTATCCCAAGCTTCATTCCCAAGAGGGTAGTAATCTCTCTCATGGAAGTCTGTATCATAAAGCAGTTTAACTTGAGCATCGCTTACAGCGCAAAACAAATCATTGTATTGTCTGCGTAGTCTATCCTCATCCGATCCATTCATGTGGATCAAGGGCATTGTATGTTTTTTAATCATGATTTTAATTCTTTTTCTTTTTCATATTCAACCAGTTCCTCATCTATTCTGAAAGAACCCTCTATATAACTGCCATCTGAAGGTAATGGAGCATCTTCTGATTTACTGATTGCTTCCTCCCAAGATTCTGCTTCTACCACTGTTGTACCATAAACCTCCCATGAGCATGGTACTTTATAAAACTTAGGACTAGTCTCCTCCTTTAATCCATCAATGAATTTTGTGGCTTGATCAAGTGTTGTCAACAGGGTACCGTCTCCGTTGTAGATTTGTCCTAGGTTATGAGTCTCAATGTAAGAGTGGAGGAGAGCCTCAAGTAGTTTCTTTGTGCTTATTTCTGTATTCATAATTTAAATCCTTTCTTTTACTTGTTCAATGACTAAGACAAAGCCCAACTCTTTTAGAGCCTCAATGTCATAGTGAGTTAAAGTTTTTCTTCCTGTTAGTTTCTTTATAGAATTCCTTACAGATTCTTTTTTTACATAAGTTAGGGTATTACCGTAAACTTCTTTTCTTTCTACTTCTATAGTCATGATTTTAGCTTTTTTTATAATTAGGGTGCCAAGTTGGGAATTCTAATTTTGGGGCCAATTCTGTATACCCTAGCTCTGTGAAATGTTCATGCAGTGAAACCGCTCCATGCTTGCATATTTCAAAGAAAACTTGTTTCTTTTCGTCAGTATATTCAAAGCAACAATCTGCTCTCCCCGTCTCACACTTAGTTGCTCTAAATGTTTTAGGGAATACTCCTGTCAATTTAATTGTTTTTGGTTCGTTCATCTTTTGCTTGTTGTATTTTTTTCTTTCTGTCGATTCTGTCATGAAACCATGCAGAACCGTATCTAATGTTTCTTGATTTAAAGAATCTATCACAGGCTTCACTTACTATGCGAGCATTATTTACAGGCATTACATCGTACATCCCAAAGTTTCCTTGTGAGGATTGCTTGATTATATCCTTTTCCTCGACAGCTTTTAGGATGCCTTCATCTTTTAGGGCGTAGTAGTCCCTCGCTTTCATTTCCATTTTATTTTATTTCTTTTATGATTTCTAAAAGGGATTGTTTATCGACATTGATCATTATTTCAATCTCATCTTTGTCGTCGCCTAAGAATAGAAGGCAAACTTCATTTGGATTATCGGGGACGGGTCTTTGTGCTGTTAATTTCATCTTTTAAAAAGGTCTATAATGATAATGATTAGGGCTCCGATTATAACTAAACTTATATGAATTTCTCCTATGTCCATTATTTCGGCTCCACAACAAAACCTGTTTCGTCTTTTTTAGCAAGACCTTTCTCGACTAATCCAACGATCACACCTTTAGGATCTTTAAAGCGCAAATCGGTTTTGTCTCCGTCTACCACTTTGTATCCCATATATTTTTTAGGGAGGGAACCACGGAAAACCACAGCGACGTTGCCACCTAATTCAAGAATTGTTTTCATCTTGTAATCACTTGTCGATTCACTGCGAGAAAAGGTGAGGTGATAGTTGTCAGGCATTTTGCCATCAAGCCAAGCTCTCATCCTGTAAAACCCTTTGGTGTAATCATAGAATTTTACTTTAGGGAACTCTTCCATAACATTCAAAGAGCAGATTGGAGGCTTTGTTGTCCTCCCCTTGCGGATATTCTCCCAAGGAATATCTGAGGTTAGATTTAGGCGAAAGCATGGAATCATTTTATTTTTGGCCGCGCTAACGATTGCCTTGCTGATTTCAATCCTTAAGTCTGACATAAATCCAACCTGATCTTTAAAGAATCTTTTGGTTTTGTTAATTCTGGAATCTTGTACGTTCGGCATACAACCACGCCCCGCAGTATCTAAACAAGCAGCACGACAACCCGCGCTTGCCCATTTGCAGACATTGTAACCTGATTTATTGGCGGGAGAAAGATGGAGCCCGAATGTACGGTAGCCAAGCACTTCGCCCTTAACTGTTTTAGTGTTGCCTTGATTAAGTAATTTCATAGCAGAAGTATTTTGACAGGATTTTTAACGCACACAAGCCTTTTTTAACTATTATTAATCTTTTTTAAATGCTTGACTTTGCATTAATTATAAAAACCTCGTAACTCATTGATTGATAGGGGCTTAGAAGGCGGGGGCCGCCCCCGTCCGATAACCCGTTGATATACAGTGACTTAGAGCGTTTATTTTTTTATTGACAAAAGAAAAACCCCGCCCCCCATGCAGAGGGGACGGGGCTTGCTATGTCTACCCAGAAATTTATGCGGGGAGTACTAGGGCCGACTCCTTATCCTCCTGAGATATAATCTCAGAAGTATGGTTGGCGAACTTGTCAAAAATGGATTGCATTCGCATAGTACGGTCTGCAAGCTTGGTGAGATCGCCACCCTTGAGATTCTCAGTGATGGAGTTGTAGAGGGTCCAGAGAGAACCGCCTTTGAATTCCTCGTGGCGAGGGTTGCGAAACTCCTCGACGGCCTTGTAGATGTCGCGAGCAGGGAAAGCCTTGGCATCGACCAAGTCAACGATCATAGCGGCGGCATCACGGACCTCGGTCTGCTGGTAAGCATCAATGCGCTTGCCCATATCTTGCCAGTGGGAAGTGACACGGGCAACGGCTGAAGCCAGAACACGGGGAAGGTCACCCAAAATGTGGGTGGTGTGACGGCGAGCAAGCTTAACATCCGAAGAGAAGCAAAGGTTTTCGCAAACCATCATCTGATTACCCGCAGCGATAGAAGCGGCAAAAGACTTGTCGTGAGCATTCCGAAGGCCCAAAACAATGCGGCGATCATCGCCAGTAACATCCTGACCCTTGAGAGCGAACCCTCCGAAGTAGCGAAGGCCACCACGGGCAAGAGCGTGTTCCTCCTCGGTAACCTCAAGACCTGCGCGGCCAAGAGTTTCGCGAGTCATCTTCACCAAGTGGTGATGTGGGATCGGAGTATGGGACTCTGTACCCTCTGGGGTTTGAACTCCAGCAAGTTGCTCCGAATCGACTTTGTTTTTTGCGTAGATAAGCATAATAGTAGTTAGGTTAAAAACGAGAGACTGTCTCTCGACAGGGGGATTATGACAGAAAACAGATTGTATGCAACACCTTTTTAATCTTTTTTTGCAGAAAAAAATGCGCTAACAATGCCAAATATTTTAACAAATAAACTTGACTAACATCGCCAGATATTTAAGCAAATAATCGGCTAATATTGCTTAGGTTAACAGCAAATAAGCCAAATATTTTATAACTCACTGACGCTCAGGCAGTTACAGAGGCTAATTAAAAGAAAAAACCTCCTAACTCACTGATACTCAACGAGTTAGAAGGCGGGGCCACGCGCTGCGCTCTAAGACGCTGATAATCAACGACTTAGAAAGCTTTTTTTATATATCCATGTACTCTCCGATTGCCTTGCCGTCCCGCCAAGCGTGCCAGCCCTCCACGGATATGCCTGAGCAGTAGTCTGCCTTAGCGTCCCCCTCGGAGAGATTTTCCCAAGCGATCTGAGAGGCTTTTTGGGAAGCGGCCTTGGGAGAGCGCGAAATGGCTACTCCTGTGTAAACTCCTGTGCTGGCGACTATGTAGTAACTGAATTTGTACATGAGCGGAGAGTAACAGAAGAATTTGTTTTTGGCAATACTTTTTTATATAAAAGTGTAAAAAAAAAGACTCCCTTTCGGGAGCCTTGAAAAGCGATTTGGATCACTTGGTGTTTTCAGGAGTGGGGTCAGGCGTGGAGGCTTCCGCGATACGGGCGAGACGCTCATCCTCCGCTTGCCACTCGCGATAATCCTCATCAGAGAGTTGCTCGCGTACCTTGCGGTATCCGTCATATTGTGCTTGCAGGGCTTCCCAGTCGGTGGTGGTATGTATATTAAACATGGCCGAAGGGTACAAAAACTGTAGGGTATGGCAAGCTTTTTTATTTATTTTTTTTGCCTCGTAAGTCTTTGATTGATAGTGGGTTAGAAGGCGGGGCGGGGCCGCGACCTCTAAGTTCCTTGTACTCAGTGAGTTACGAAGCTTTTTGCTTTATTCGTTTGGGAGTATATGTCAACTAAAAAAAGATTTATTTTTATGCTTTACAAAAGAAAAAACCTCGCCCCCCAAACATTAAAAGGGGACGAGGCTATGTACTAGGCTTTTATGCAGTTACCTAGTCGGCGATGAATTAACCAGAGGAACAAATGAAAACCCCCCGCTGCATTACCTACCACACACCTAAAAAAGAGTTTTGATCATTTGGATTGCGGTGGCGAAGCGGCCTTTCACCTTGGTGATACCTGCAACGTGGAGGGTGCGGAACTTGCGCTCCCCTGCGTCGTCGAGGTCGCGGGTGGCAGCTACAACATAACGCTTGCCATTGGATTCTGCGAATCCATCGGTCTGGATTTCTTCCACAAGGAAGTTTCTGATACCGTCAGCCTTGATGCTGCTTTGCCCAGCATTGGCGTAGGTGATCACGCGCTTAGTGAGTTTAGATTCAAGGGCGTATGGTGTTAGTGTGTATAGGTTTTTCATCAGGGATAGTTTAAAGGTTTTGAGAGATCTTGTCGAGGATATTTCTGCGATTTTCCGCTTTTATTTTTTGGTCTTGTTCCCACTCCCGAAGCTCAAGGTTTCCAGCGATTACCATGAGTAGAGTGAGGCCAGTGAGACAGAGAAAGGTTTTCATATTACTTAGAGGATTTGATGAGGAGTTTGGCGATCTTGTTGCTGACAGAAAGCATCTTGCGAGTTGGCTTAACTGGCATTCCCTTGAATTCTGAATCGAAGCGATAAGAGAGAAGCTTGCGAGCTTGAGACTTGAGTTCTTTCTGGTATTCTTGTTGCTGTGTCATGTGAGAAGTATAGTTGAATTGGGGCTGGAGTCAACCCCTTTTTAAATGTTTTTTAATTATTTTTAAGATCGCTGATAACGACGCATACCGTCGCGATCAATGCGCCCGAAGTGAAGAGTCTTGAACACTTGCTTGTTGCCAGTCTTGCTATCGTGACTCTTGTCCACGACCTTGCACACTGCGAATTCATTTGTCATGCGCTCGATACCGCGAAGGATGTACATACGAGGATTGCCATTGTTGGCGGTATAGTAAACAAACTGTTTTCCTGTTAGGCTAGTGATGCTTTCTTTAGTGATCATGCGGAGAGTATAGGGCCAGACCACCAGAATTAAAAGCTTTTTTTGCATAAAATTAATTTATTTTTTTATCTAAAAAGCTTGACATGGGGTTAGATTATATTATGGGGAAAAACCTCGTAAGTCGTTGATACTCAAGGGGTTAGAAGGCGGGGCGGGGCGCTCCGCGCTAAGTCGTTGTCGCTCAGTGAGTTAGAGCGTTTTTTTATTAAATGTTTTTATTTACTTTTTTTACCCTAAAAGGCTTGACAATCTCACCGTTCTGATTTAAAATGGTGGCATATTTCTGCGAGGGCTATGCCAGACCCACGACCCTTCCTTATTTAACGTCTTACGGATCGCTTAACCGTGTTTGTACTCACTTGACGAAAGTTTATTGATCTAGGTTTTTGGCTTTTCTTCTTGGTCATAAAGATTGTCTATGTCTCCCAAGTATCCATCACACGCATGGTCTTCATCTTTGGGGCAATCCCCATTACAATATAAACAGCTTGGCGCATCATCAAGTGATGATATGACGGGAGGTAGAGGCTCGATACCAAGCGCCCAAGAAATTTCATCAATCCCTTTATTGGCTTCCTCCAAGGTAGAGAAAGCGTGATCGAGAGATATTACCCAACACCCCTTCTTTTCTTCGCTTATTTGAAAATGGAACTGCATAGTTTTCTTGGTTAGTCACACCCATATTGGGAAAAGCTTTTGAAAGCAAAGTCCATGTCTGCATCTATCTTATCACGGGGGATAATCATTTTCTTGCCATAGTCTGGGTTAGGGACTTTCTTACCATCAACCCTCATCTCTCTCCAAGGGTTGAGTTTAAAGTAGTTCTCGCCGTCAAACTCTAACTGCATAGAGCCAGTGGCCCAATCATGGATTCTTTTTTCTTCTTTACTCATGTGTATTGCTTTAGTCATCTTATTTTTGTTTACTTGCCGTATATCCAGCGAAGCTCATCGCTCCACTCCTTAACCATCTCAGCCTCGACCCCTTGTGGATTCTTGCAAGCGGCGGGAAGCCACTTCCTTATCATGCGCTGGAGCTTCCGCATCCTAAGCCATTCACCCAAGTGGATGCCGATGGCGAAAGGGTAAGTGAGAATGAGAAGGGCTTTGCCCTTGGTGTCTTGGTCTTTGAAGTTGTGTAGGTTCATAGTGTTAGTGTACTGCTTTTACTTTGTTATCTCTGAATGCACCGAGTGCGTCGTTTAGGTGTTTGGCTATGTGAGGGTCAGTTGCCCTAAGTAGCCAGATAGCCTCTGAAACTTTATAGTCTAATTCAAGGGCAGCTTTCCGCTCCTGCATAAAGTTGTTGAAGTTTAGGTTAGCTCTCTCTTGGGAGAGTTCGAATGCTGTGTCAGTCATGGGAGTATTCTAGTATAGAGTTGGGGTTAGTGTAAAGATTTATTTTGATTTTTTAAAGACTACTTTGCCAGTCTCCATAGTAGCTTTCCAGTCGATAGGGTTGGCGTTGCGCTGTTCTTCGCGCTTCATTGTGTCCTTGGCAAGTGACTCGCGAGCATCTAAAACTCTTTCGTGGTAAGTACGGCCTGTGTTGTTTGCTTTCATGTGAGTAGTATACATTAAAAAGTGATTTAAAAAAGCTTTTTCTGCTATTATTTTAATTTATTTACTTATCCAACCGAACTTAAAAAAGTCAAAGTGACCATTGTCATTGCCATACTTAAGATATTCCTTGACGATCTCTGAACCGTACTTATCTTCGATGTCTTTGTACACACTGCCAGCAAACACCTCATCCATGATCTGAAAGAATAAACTCTTGTTCATGCCTCCACCATCTTCGTTGGCGTAGTTAAAAGGCTGCATCTCTTCTTGTTTCTTCATGGGTAGATTTTACCACAGTATCGACTAAACTAAAAGCTTTTTTTACATATAAATGCATTTTTTATTTAGGGGAGGGGTTTTCTGAAAATTTTTACTTTTTCGCTTGACAGCATCTGAGCGGGGGGGTGGTGAACACTATAAGTAATTTCTTTTTAGAAAGGGACGGGTTTCGAGATATAATAAAATACAAACACATTAGATAAAAATGTGTAAATAATAAAAACAAATGGCAAAGGAAAATAGCTTATTGCTGGGTCATATAGAATTGACAACAAAACAAAAGGAGTTTTACGACATCATGACAGATGACAAAACAAGAATTGTATTTGTGGGTGGTCCAGCGGGTACCGCTAAGACGTTTTTGTCGGTTTACAGTGCATTAGATTTATATAATACAGATAAGAACTTAAAAATATTATATTTGCGTAGTGTGGTGGAGAGTGCGGATAGGGGGATAGGTTTTCTGAAAGGAGACATGGATGATAAGTTTGGGCCATATATGGCACCCCTTTTAGATAAGATTGATGAATTATTAAATAAGCCTGAAAAAGATCAATTAAAAAACAAGAAGGTACTTGAAGCAGAGCCGATTAACTTTCTGCGTGGGTGTACGTGGAGGGATAAGATAGTTATTGTGGATGAAGCCCAGAATATGAGTGTGAGAGAATTGACTACTGTGCTTACAAGGATAGGTCGAGGGAGTAAGTTATTTATATGCGGGGATAGTTTGCAAAGTGATATAAGGAATAGTGGGTTTGATAAGTTGTATTCCTTGTTTGAAGATGAGGTTAGTTCCAAAAAAGGAGTATATAGTGTATCTTTTGATAAGGCTGATGTCGTAAGAGATAAAATAATTAGTTATCTTGTAGAAAAAATTGAAAAAATAGGTTAATATTTACCATGAACAAAGTTTTTTGTGTATCTTGTGGATTCAAGAATTCGTATGAGGTGACGAAACCGAAGTTTTGTGCAAACTGCGGTACGCCTATCTCTGGTGGAGTTAGGCCCAAAGAGTTGGCTCAAGAAGAAGTTGAGGATGAACCTGAAGTTTCTAGTTTGGCGAGTTTAGATTTAAGAAAGTTGCGTCGAGATATCGTCGCTGAAGCTAATACACAAAAGACAACACTAACTGATTTATGGAAATCTGCTTCTGAATCTGATGCGGTTCAAGAAGAGTATAAGAGAAACGCTCCTAATCTTCCAGAAGGTGATGCTTTATTGAAACAAACTCAAGCTGACTGTGCCTCTTCTAGGCCCACGGAAATAGATGGATAAGGAATATGAAGACCTTATTCCAGAGATAGAGCAAGTACTCGCTAAATATAGAGCTAAATGGCAACTAAATGCATTAACATGGTTAGACTATGATGATGTTTGTCAGATCATAAGGCTACATATTTATAATAAGCTTCATTTGTGGGATCAGAAAAGGGCGTTTAAACCTTGGGCTAGTGTTTTGATATCTAATCAGATAAAGAATCTGATAAGGAATCATTATAGTAACTTTGCTAAACCTTGTTTACAGTGTCCTCATTATTCTGGGGGTTTAGATTGTAGTATGACTAAAAGCGGGGAACAAGATACTAGTTGTTCTTTGTTTGCTAATTGGCGCAAGAAGAAAGAGAATGCATATAATTTGAAGTTACCATTATCATTGGATACATCTATTTTTGTTTATGACAACTTGTACGATGAGAATGTTGATTATGATAGAAAAGTGGCCAAGATACATGAGTTGGTTTTGAAGGAATTGAGTGAGAAGCATAAGATAATATATACAATGTTATTTATTGAGAACGCTACTGATGAAGAGGTTGCTAAGAAGTTTGGTTTTAAAAAAGATACGAGTAAGAGGAAGACTCCCCGATATAAACAAATAAACAACTTAAAGAAGAAATTTTACCTGATAGCCCAAAAAGTAATTAAGAAAGACGATTTAACATGAACAACTTTAAACTATCAGAAGAACAGGAGAAGCAGATTTTAAAAGAGTTCAAAAAGAACCCTGACTTGATGTCTATCACCCGAAAAGTATTTAAAGACGAGAATATTGACGGTAGGTCTAAACAGGGGAGAGCGGTGAGGGCTTTCCTAGCCAAACAAAATAGAGACTACAATACTTCTCTAGTCCCTAAAGCAGATAACCTAGAACTAACTCAAGAACAGAAGTCCTTCCTTATGAGTGATAATATCCATTCGGATATGAATGCTTTAGAAGTTGCCCGATTAACGTTTAAGGATAGAGATGTCGCAAGCCTTAGCATTAAACATAGGTTGATTGTAGATTTCCTCAAAACTTATCGCCCTGAAGTAGTTGATGATAACGAGATTGTAACAAAAGAAAAATGGATAGCCCCAAAAGCTTTGTCTCGCGTTATCTCTAAAGTCAACACTTTTTGTGGTACCTCTTTCGAGGAGACAACGATTCAAAACAAACAAAAGAAGTTAATGGATCAATTGATGATCTATCTTCGTAGTCCTAGATTTAATCACTTTATAAACCAGTACTCTACCTTAGCAGACAGAGACCTTTTTGAAAGCGAGTTTGTTAGGGCTATTTGGGACAAGCCTGACCTCACTAATGATGAGTTGAACCTGTACGTGACCGTATGTACCAACTACGTGCGCCAAAAACACATCCAGCAGCGCATTGACAAGCTTAACGCACTACTAGACGACCAAGACAACGAAAGAGACATTACAATGCGTCTGACAGAGATTATCAAGGCTACGAGTGATGAACTTAATCAATGCGAAAAAAGGATAGAGTCTCTTACAAAAGATTTGAATGGTTCTAGAACTGCAAGACTCAAAGCCAAGGGAGAAGAAAATGGATCTATCTTTGCTTTAGTGGAAGCCTTCCAAGAAAGAGAAGAGCGTGATCGAATGATCATGATGGCAGAGCTTCAAAACAAACTGATTGAAGAGGAAGCTGATAGACTTGAAAGTATGGATGATTATAAGGCTAGAATCCTAGGTATTTCTAAAAAAGAACTATTATGAGTGATTTTACCTGTAAAGAATGTGGAAAGGAGTTCGACAATAGGAAAAGCTTTCACATGCACCTGAAAGCACACTCTTTGTTTATTGGAGACTATTATGTAAAGCATTTCCAGAAAAAGGATTTGTACACGGGTTCTTTGCTCCCTTTTAAGAATTATGACCAATACTTTAGAGAAGATTTCTCCTGCAAGGAAAATTATCTTAATTGGCTTAAAATCACACCTTCAGAGACCTGCAAGGAATATGTTGAAAACAAAGCTAAATCTAAATTCACAGATAAGAAGATAACGATATCCCCTCCTAATTTGTTTTATCAATTATCGGACATGGCCGACATTCAAACCTATAGGAAGTTATGGGGGTCTTATTCTAATTTTACAAAAGAACTGAATTTAAAAAACCAGTTTTGCAGAAACCTCCCAAAAACCTTTTGGGAATCCTCTCACGAGGATATCTCTATTTTCGTAGACACAAGGGAAAAGCTCCCCTTTACTTTCAAGAACGGCTTAGTAAACAAGTTGGACTTTGGCGACTATACTGCTGGAGGAGAACATTATTCAAAAACATTCATAGATAGAAAATCACAAGATGACTTCAGACAAACATTTGGTAAAGATATTAAAAGGTTCAGGAGGGAAATGGATCGCTGTGTCCAGTTTAATTCTTACATGTTCATTGTTGTCGAGTCTTCTATTGAAAAAATCGAAGAAGACAACAAAATATCGAAGTTTAAATCGAACCTAGGTTATGTATGGCATAATTTGAGGGGTCTTATGGTAGACTACCCAGAAAACATACAATTTATATTCGCCTACAATAGGAAAGGCGCTAAAAAGCTAATACCCAAAATCCTTTATTATGGTCAGGATTTATGGGAGGTTGATTTACAGTACCATATAGACAATAAAGTTTATGGCTTGGAACAAAGGAAAACAGAGATATCGCACTGACTTCTCTGCTAAGGATTTCAACTCTTACTTGAGATCTTTTGAAGGCGACTTGCCCGACGAAGAAGCTAAGTATTTTTTGTATAAGTTCTTGAGGGCTAATATTGCATTTACCTCAGAATTATTTTTGGGAGTAAGATTATTCCCTTTCCAAGCAATGGCTATCAAGGGGATGATGGTCTCTGACTATTCTATGTTCGTATTCTCTCGCGGTATGTCTAAGACGTTCTCCACAGCGATTTATGTATTACTTGAGTGTCTACTAAACCCTAATGCCAATATAGGTGTTATTGCAGGTAGCTTTAGGCAATCAAAACAAATCTTCCAAAAGATGGAGGATATACTAGCCAAACCCGAAGCGAAGCTTGCAAAAGAATGTGGGGTAAAGATAACTAAAGGAACTGACCAGTGGACTTTGAAGATAGGTAACAGTAGAGCTATAGCGTTACCTTTAGCAAATGGAGAAAGGTTGCGTGGATTTCGATTTAATCGCATTGTACTTGATGAGTTCTTAACTATCCCCGAAAAGATTTTCAACGAAGTTATCATCCCTTTCCTTGGCGTAGTGGAAAATCCTATCGAGCGAGAAGAACTTCACAAATTAGAATCGCGCTTAATCGAGAAAGGCGAGATGCAAGAAGAAGAAAGATATGTATGGCCTAATAACAAATTAATAATACTTTCATCTCCCTCTTTTAAATTCGAATATATGTACAAATTGTACAAAAAATACGAGGGGCTAATATTCGGGGAATTAAATCAAGATGATGAAGATGAACCAGCTGCTGATGAGGCTTATAGACTAATAATGCAATTGAGTTATGATTGTGCTCCTACTAGGCTATACGATCAAAACCTGCTTAAACAAGCTAAGGCTACAATGTCTGAGATGCAGTTTAAACGAGAGTTTGGCGCTCAGTTTGTGGATGAGAGTGACGGCTACTTCAGGTTATCTAAAATGGCTGCTTGTACTATAGCAGATGGAGAATTTCCTGCTGTTGAGATTGTTGGAAATCCAAGTGACGACTATATTCTTGCTTTTGACCCTAACTGGGCGGGAAACACAAGTGCTGACCACTTTGCAATGCATGTGTTTAAAGTTATGAGGGAAGAACAGAAGGTTTGTCTTGTTCATAGCTACGCAGTAGCTGGAGTATCTTTAAAAGAACATATGAGATATTTCCTTTATCTAATTCAACACTTTAATATTGTTGGTATCTGCGGAGACTACAACGGAGGTGTACAATTTATAAATTCTTGTAACGAGAGTCAGATATTTAAAGATGCTAGTATCAACATAGGAGTTATTGAAGTAGAACTAGAAAAACCTGATCAATGGCACTCTGATATCCTAAACTTTAAAAATCAATATAATCAAAAAGAAAGAAAGTATTGTATCTTAAGAAAACCTACATCTAATTGGATTAGAAATGGTAACGAGATGCTGCAAGCAGCAATAGACCATAAAAGAATACTGTTTGGGTCTAGGGCGATAGACGGCCACTTTGACGAGCAAAGAAAGAAGAACATTCCTATAGATGAAATAAAGTGGGATCATAAGATTACAGCTGCCTCAAAAGGAGCTAAAATGATTGATTTTATAGATCAACAGAAAAGCAATATAGAACTTACAAAGTCAGAATGCGCTAACATTGAAGTTGCGACAAACCCTCAAGGTTCTCAATCTTTTAATTTACCTCAAAACATCAGAAGACAAAAAGGACCAAATAGAGCAAGAAAAGACTCTTACTCTGCTTTAATATTAGGAAACTGGTTCGCAAAGGTTTATTTTGACTCGTTGCATATTAAGGCGGAAAAGAGACCTACCGCTACATTTATTCCATTCACAATTTGAAAAGTTATAAAGTAACTTTTATAACTTTAGTGTAACAATTGTTAACATGGAGGAAAAGCGCAAATACACGAAGAGATCTGAGTATTGGAATAAATTCAAAAGCAATGCTTCTAACAACAATTTAGATGAGTTATTTAAAGAGAATACTGAGTCTGATATTAATCCAGAGTTAGTTGGAGAATCTTTATATGAAAGTGTGGCTTCTAGGCTTCAACCTTCTAATAGAACTGCAAGCAGAAGTAATAATGTATCTCAAAACTTTGTAAAGGGTCGTTTTAAAAATATAGATGATGGACTTCTCCCATTTGATTATTCTCGTGATTCTGTAGACGCTAGAGATGCTATACAATTATGTCAAAAAGCTTACTTTAATGTACCTGCATTTCGTAGTACTATCGACATGCTTTCAGACTTCGCTGACTCTGATATCTACTTAGAAGGTGGTACAGAAAAATCTCGCAAGTTTGTAAACGCTTGGTTTAAGAGAATCAAGATACATGATATAAAATCTCAATATTTCCGAGAGTACTATCGATCAGGTAATGTTTTCTTATATAGAATCGATGGCAAACTTAAAATGCAAGATTCAGGTCAAATCTTAGAGACCTATGGTGCTACTAAAAAAAATGCACCTATACCCATTAAGTATATGGTTATCAATCCAACCGATGTTGCTACTAAGGGTTCTATTTCTTTTAATGATTTCCAATATTTCAAAGTACTTACTCCTTATGAAATTTCTAGATTAAAGAATCCTCAAACAGATCATGAGAAAGAGATGTATAATTCTCTGCCAGAAGATGTCCAGATTAGGATTAAAAACAATCAAGCTTCCACCTCTGAAAGACTGTATATAAGATTAGCATCTGATTTATTACATGTGGTGTTCGCTAAGAAACAAGACTATGAGCCTTTGTCGATTCCTTATGGATTCACAGTGTTAGACGACATTAATAAGAAATTAGAGTTAAAAAAGATAGATCAAGCGATTTCTCGATCCATTGAAAATGTTGTACTTTTAGTCACTATGGGTGCAGAGCCAGATAAAGGCGGGGTAAATCACAAGGCTTTAGCCGCAATGCAAAACATCTTTAAGAACCAAAGCGTTGGTCGAGTGCTTGTTTCAGATTATACAACTAAAGCAGACTTTGTTATACCTGACTTGCGAAAAGTTGTTGGGCCTGAGAAGTACGAAGTTCTAAATAGAGACATTCAAGAGGGATTGCAAAATGTGCTTATTGGAGACAATAAGTATGCCGACGGCCAATTAAAGATGAAGATCTTTATTCAACGTTTGGAAGAATCTCGCGATTTATTTATAAAAGAATTTCTCCAGCCAGAAATCCGTAGAATCTGTAAGTCTATTGGTATGAGATCTTGGCCTGAAGCAAAGTTGGTTAAAACAGACACATTGGATAATTCTGATATGACAAAACTTGCTACCAGAATGATGGAGCTTGGAGTTATAACCCCAGAGCAAGGAATGAAGGTTGTACATACAGGTGTTTTCCCAAAATCTGTAGACATGGACAAAGCTCAAGAAGCGTTTAAACAAAAAAGAGAAGAGGGTTACTACATGCCTCTTGTTAATAGCGTTAATCTATATCAAGAAGAAAAAGATGGCGGTTCCGAACCTGAAGTAAAAGAAAAGGCTGCTCCTATAGCTCCATCTGGAGGTAGACCAATTGGAGTATCTAATTCAAGCTTTTCGAAGAAACACATTATCAAGGCTACTCAAAAAGTTAGTGAATTTGAGTTAAAAGCATATAGAGACTTTGCTCTCAAATATGGTATAGACGAACTAGATGAGCAAAGAAAAGATCTTGTGTCTCAAGCTTGTGAAGCAATTATAGTTT